CCATACGCTTCACGATCACCAACAGCAAGACACTTGCCGATACGGTTGGTACCTGTTCCGTCGAGTTGTCCGTTAGCTCCAGCGAATACATCAGCGCCTGCTGCAGGAGCTGTTGCTGGATCTACGAATGCGGAAGCGGCCAATGTGACAAGTCCTCGTGTAAGAACGGGAACAACTTCACCTGGAAGTACAGCTTGCATTTCAAGTGCTTTTTGACGATAGTAGAGAAGTTTTTCTCCATTTTCATCGTGGGTTAAAGTCTGATTAAGAGTTACCCCCAAAATATTAGCTTCGTCTCCTGCAGGCTCAATTGTGAGTTGAGCGAAGGGATATGCGTTGCCTCCAATGTGGGGGTAGTCTGTTTTGCCGAGATAGCTGTTGTCAACATACTTGACTGGTTCCCATGGCTGGCCATTGGATCCTGTCAAGGAAGCATTCTTAACTTTAACTAAAACTCCGTTATCGTTTACGCCGTTAGCTCCGTTAAGAACTTGGTCAGCGCTGATTGCGTCTGTAATAGTTTTGTCAAGTGCATAGAGGTTGACAACATCATGCTCGTTGTATTGCCTGAACGGTAATAATCTTAGTGCCATTTTTGTTTCCTCGTGTTTAGTATTGAATTGTTATGCTATCTTCTGAGAAAGCTTGTAGAAATTTTTCTCGAAGCGATTTTTCTTCTTCAGTGCTGGAACCGTTGTTGTTAGCTAATGCTTCGTCTTCGACTTCTGCATTCTCAATCGCTTCTTCAACGATTTCTTCTTCGGAAGGTGTTTTTTCGGATGCTTCGCTTTGCAAAGATGCCAAGCGTTCTTGCACTCCAGCTTCGATTTTATCCTGAAGAGCTTTTTCAGTCTCTTCAAGGTGGGCTTTATTTTTATGTTTCCATAATACAGACATCTTTTCTTTAAAAGATGCGTAAGCCTCTTCGGAATCTAAAGATTGAATTTCATCAGCAAGTAAAGTACGGTCTTCGTCTTCAAGAGCGAAAAGCTCGTCAAGCTCGTTCATGCGATCATTGAATAGATCGACGGCTTTCTTAGCTTCAACTTCCGACTTAATTGTGCCGAGTTCTTCTGATGTTTCTTGAAGTTGCTGTTTAATAGCCTCTAATTCCTGGGCTGTGGATTCAGCAACTTTTTCGAGTTCTTCCTTTTGTCCTAAGAGCTGGTCTTTTTCTGATTGCCATTTTTCACTACGCTCGATAATAGCATCATGAAAAATTTTAGTCATGTTAGCAACAGCCTCTTCAGACAACTTCTTGGAAGATTTACTCTCCTCAAGAACATTTTTGAATTGGTCTAGAATTTCTTGTTCCATAATTTGTTTGTTGTGAATGTTATAAGATTGTACATTCCCTTTTTCTGTTTGGGAAATTTTTTGTTCAGTTTTTATTTCTATTTTATTGAACTGAAAATCATCTTCTGAGGCAATTAAATCCTCAGGTATATCGTCATGAGCCATAGTGATACCTTCTACTGATGCAGCGGGATTGGCAGTAAAGCCTATTCCTAGGGGGTAAATATCTCCTTTAATTAATCGGTAGACATTTTCTCCTTCTTCGGTTTTGCCTGAACCGCCGTAGCATTTAAGGCATTTTGTGAGTTTTTCTTTTTCTTCCGAACTTGTGACTATTTTTGCTTCAGATAAATTTTCGCTACCCACTGCGATGTCATATTCATTGAACCCAAGCTCCCAACTAGCGGAAACTTTATGGTGAAACTCACTTGATTCATCGGTTGATTTTTCTATCAATTTTGCAAAATCGGGGTTAACTGATTTATATACAACAGCTGACAGTGCAATATTAAAAGGCTCATTAGATGCAAGGAGTTCTGATGACTCTGTAATCTGACTACTCTCATAAGAAGAAAGAGATGATCCAACTATATGACCAACAACTTTATCTCTTTGGTGCTCTATATTCGTAGGCTTATGCATGAAGTGATCCTTAATTGCAACTGCCGTTATCCCATTTATTCCATCTCCATTTTTATTAAATAAGTTCGCTACCGCAGCATTAACAGCAATTCCGATTATATCTATATTTTTCTTAAAGTCTATGTCTTGAGGTATGAGGCTTTTTAGATCTTCTAAATTCGAAGCACTTGAAATAAAATCTTCTTCTACTTCTTGTGTCGAAATCTCACTAGCAAAGGACGCAATATACTTGAATGGTAAATTCATACTTTAAGTAGATACACCTTTTTTTTACTTTTTACCATTTTTACTGTGATATAAAATTGCAGCAGGATAAGATACTACTTCATGTTCTACAGATATATTAAGTATTTCAGGTAATGTATCAAGTGTTTCTATTTTATTAAAATCTTGAATGCATTCCTTTAAGGTATCACTCCAAGAAGTTTTTTCAGTTGACACAATAACTGACTCCACCAAATTATCAAGTAAATCTTTTTGGTTTTTGGAGAGTCTTTTTTTATTATAATGAGACTTCATTAATTTTTCAGCATCTTTAGACAAAGACTCTATATCATATACCACAGACTGAATATCTTGCCTACTATAAAAATTATCAGTAGATGCAATTGAATTAGTTTTAGTATTTGTTCCTGCTGGTCTACCAGGCTCACCAGAGGGCTTTTGCTGAGGATCTTCTTTGCTAGGCTCATTTTGAAGGTCTTGGCTTTCCATCTGTGAGTCATGCTGCTCTTGCTTCATCTCTTGATCTTCTTCGGTAAGAATAGGCTGAGCTGCAGCAAGAGGAGTGTAGTAGCCTTTTCTCCTGTCTTCTACAAGTTTTTCTTGAGCACTCTTGAGTTCTGAAGGGTTGGGGTAAATACCCTGCTTGATAGCGGTCATTCCTTGCTCAGGAGTAATAATACCCATCTCAATTAATCTAGACGCAACTCTTTGTAGTTGGACCTCATCCTTAATATCTATCTCTACAAATTTAGCTGTTGGAAAGTTTTTTAATCCAACCATTTTGCAAACCTCTTTGATTTGAGGTTGAAGAAAATCGTTAAGGAATGAATTTCTAGCTTCTTTTAATCTTTCAAGAAATATCTGAGCCTTTACCTGCGTACTTGAGTAATTTTCTTTACCCACAATAATGTTCTGCAAACCTTCCTTGATATCTTCATTTACAATCTGGTATTTTTCAGGGCCTAAAACTTTATTTAAATCAGGTATAACGAAATCAGCTTTAGTTGTATAGTCTGCAATCAATGCCCTTCCAACACTCTCATTTAAGAATAGTTGCTGCATTGCTTTTAAGTTGTTAGGATTAACCCCTCCTTTGTCAGGAGTGTTACCCATGGTAATTAAAAGAATTACATTTTCTACTGTTCTACTAATTGCTTGGTCAACTTTTTTTAATTCTATTTTCCAGTTAATATCATCTAGCACAGGAAAACCAAAAGGAGTCGCAAAAGGTTCGTAATCTTGTTTTTTATAAAAAGAATAAATTAATTTATCTGGGTCAAGATCAATAAGAACACCATCACTCTCGAATGAATTTTGGCTTATTTTTTCTTTTGCATCCTGAGGCAAAGAGTCGTATACTTCTTTATCGTAATCCGTTTTTGGGTTTTTTAACCTTTCGATATCGTACTCACTTAGTAGTTTTTTATATACTCCATTTTTTTCCTCGAATGTAATACTCCTGTGAGCTACAAAGTCATAAGGATTGAGGAATACATACCTCATTGGAATTTTTGTTGCAGCAGCGGTAGATTGCTCTGCGTATATTTTATTTAACTTAGACAAGTCCGAAGACTTAAACTTACCATCAAGCTTGTATACAAATATATTACCAGACCTATAAAACTCTCTAAAATATTGATCTTTAATTTTCCAGCCCTGAATTTTTTCGAGCCACTTGTAAATAAAGTTCTTTGATTTTTCCGATCCGCCATCTAAATATATATCCGAATTAGCAAACTCCGCCATTACATCTACAGCATTTCTAAAGATGGGTACATTAGCATATGCTTTTTGACATAACAGTATAGTATCACGAGGAGAAATATATGAATCCTTATAAGAATAAGGTAAGTCCATATTTTTTATGTGAGAATATTTATCGCACGAAGGTTCCCTTGCATGTATAGCTCTCCTAGACCTACTTGAGTCTGCTGAAGTGGTCTGGTTTATATTCCTTGAATATGCAGCGTTACTGTAAAATGTTTCCCCTGCGAATACTGGACCAGTATTATCTGCAGCCGATGAGCTTTCTAAAAGTTGATCAATCGACTTTTCTTGACTTTTAAACTTGTTCCAGTAGTCCGACTTCTTAGTGTATTTCCTAGCCATACATTATAATACACAAAAAAGTTAAAAGTTACAATAAAAGTTACATTAAATTAAAATCGGGGTAAAAGTAGAAGCAACATCTTGGTCTTCTACATTTATCATATCGTAATATGTCTTAATCATCCAGTTCCCTAGAACCAAAGCTGAATAAGAGTCTTTTCTAGCTTTGCCTGGACCAGTCTGCCTCCTTAGATTTGACGGTAAATTAAATGTTTGAGTCCCCTGTGGGGTTGATGTGACCTGTATCAATGCACATTGATTCTTTGTGTAATTCAACATGTCATACTGGTGGTCAACAAAGTCAATCATCATTGCCTGACCCTTAGCTTTGATTAGTTCTTTCTGGTTAGGCATGAATGTCAGATCGTCAATAGGTATTTTTTTACCTATTTGCTCTCTGTAATCTTTATCTAAGGCCCTAGAGGCAAACCATATTCTCTTATGGTCAAAGTTAGCTTGCAGCAGCTCATTGGACCTCCTAATCCAATCTGATGTAGCTTTCCTTAATACGCAGATTCTTTTATCTTTAACATTATACTGCGTTTTAGCTACCCTCAACTGTTCTTGATAGTTTTCAAGGTCATCAAAATTTGCTGTTATTTCTTCTAGCTTTATTTTGTCGTTACTAAATTTTTGGCTAGCATTAGCCGCCTGCATAAACTGTACACCTCCACCGTAGTCACCTACAATTGCTACAATATTAAAACTATGCAATAGATAATGAAAATAATTAATATGGTCATTCATCTTTAAGCCAGGCATAGCATAACTATGAACCAATGTACCAGTTTTAGTATTATCGTTCAACTTGAAGACATGCATTGCAAAGTCGTCAGAACTCTCACTCTCAGCCCAACTAGGATCAAATGCTAAAAGATACTTCGAATCTTTATGGCCAGCGACTTCCACACAAGGGCCTTGCCCGTCTTCAACCGTGCAGGCAGCCATAGTAGATGTCTTAAAGAAGCCAGAGCTATCGTCAGTAAATATAGCACCAAACTCACGGTCGAATTGAGATTGGCTCATGGTCTGCCTTGATTGATTAATCAAGTTTTGATCGTAGAGAGCTTTAGGTGCCACATCATAACTAAAATGCATAATCACTCTATTGGCTTCATCCATTTCTTTAGCTTCCTTTGGGCCATGAATTATTAGGTCTTCAAAAGTTTCATATACCTTGTATAAATATTCAAATTTATAACTAGCAGAAGATAGGGCTATTAATTTATTGTTTGGCCAAACTTTTCTCTCATCTTCATTCATTTTGCCAGAAGCTATTAATTGGTTCTCCATCTTTGTGAACCTCTCTCTTTCTGTAGGGTTTTGAACGACACTCAAAAACGGCAATATAACTTCATTATATACATGCTCAGGCATCAACAAGAATTCGTCAATAATAATTCTATGAAACCTAAAACCACGAAGCTTAGAACCGTCACCCAATGGCAAAGCAATTATTTTAGAATCCCCAATCTCTAAGGTCCACTGATCATTCTTTTTTGA